ACCGCCTTAACCGCTTTTGGCGTCGCCGCCGTCGTCTCATCCTCACTGTCGGTGGCGCTGCTCAGCTGCACAATGCCCTTGTCTGTCAGTGTGGCGTCGGGTACCTCCAGATCGTCCCATGTGATGGTAACCGCCCCCGTTTTGCCGTTGACCGAGATCACCGCACCCCGCGTCGCGCTGTCGATCCAGCCTGCCGGTTCGCCGTCAGCGTCCCAAATCCAGACAGTATCGGTCGAGCCAACGACCGCGAAATCTCCGGCGATGGCGGAGGGATGCGCTTCTCTTAAGGCTTCCGGGGCCGCGTAGTAGCCCTTGTTATGCTCCAGCAGCGACGGGATCAGGGACAGCGGCAGCCGTCCTTCCTCATCCAACCCCGCATAACCACCCGGTTTGTTTTTGCTGGCTGTATCCTCTTTTGCTTCAAAGGCTGCAATCTGACCGTCCGTCAAAAACCTGTGCTGCGGATCGGTCTCGACCTGTGCCGCCACCGTTTTGGGATAACGGTCCTCCCATTTTCCGTTCACAAATACTCTCTGCGTGTAGTTCTGTGCCATGTCTACATTCCTCCTTTTTATCACAGCGCGCCCCAGATCACCGAGGTATCCCCGGGCGGGTCTGCGCTGAATACCATATTTTTGACCGCAACCATATCTGCGGGAGCGTCAGGGACGCTTCCTCCTCCATCGTATAACAGCTTGAGATATACAGCATCAAGCTCACTATCCTGATACAGGACCACATACTCGCCGCGGCTGATCTGCCGTACCTCCTTAACCGTCTCGGGCCTTGCCGCATCCTTTGTGGTATAGACGGCCAGCCTGTTTTTATCGAGACATTCCGCCTTTGCTGGCAGTTGCATCAGGCTGGTGCCTCCCGCCGGACCGCCGCCCGCTTCGCCCATGCCCGCGCCGTATTGATAGGCAAACGCCAGCACCTGCGGATAGGTTCCCAACTGGTGATCCAAGGTGACCAGTTCGGTCTCCGGATGATTCTCTTTATTGTGTTCTTGGATGCGTAATTCCAACTCCTCGTGAGTGACGAGCGCATCCGGATCAATAGTGGCGGAAACCTTGTCTATGTCTCCCACAGCGGCAATGATGTCAAAAAAGGCCAATTTCCCGACGATAGAGCTTGCGGGCCTGATCCATTCTGGCTCACCTTCCAAGACCAGATATGTGTAGGGAACCTCTCCTTCATCCGGGTCCTCTGCATACAGCAGCAATCCGGTGGCATAAAATCCTGTCTCTACATTGGCACTGTTGATCTGGACGGATACTTGACACTCACCATCTACCGGGTTGGTGACAGAGCTTATTACCGCATCCATAACATACTCCGCCGGTTCCGTCATCGTCTTTGGTGTCATGTCCTCCGGAATAACCCCCTTACCGACTGCCACACGGGTATAGTGCATCTTGCAGCGGCCTGCCAGGACCTTGGCAATGAGGGCAATACCTTTCAGGCTGCCATAGCAGCCGTCCTCAAATTTTGCCATGGGTATTCCTCCTTCTAATCAATTCGTTTTGGCCTGATGTGGCTGCGCATATAGGCTCCGCTCTTGTCGCCGCGCTGCACACCAAAGGTCTTATCTTCTCCAATCGGGGCTGCGCTGAAAGCAGGACGCTGAACTGCGGCACGGCCGACATAAATGCTGGCCACAGCGGTTCGGTTCTCCCCGGTCGGCTCAAAGACAAAATTTGTTGCTGCGGCCCCGCCATGAGCAACAGACACATCCCAAACGACTTCCCGATTTCGCCCTACCGGCAGGTAACGGCAGCATCTCCCGATGGCTCCACCGTGGCTGATCGGCAGATCGAAGCGGTATGTCCGGTAGGTCCGAGCATATAGCCGCATACCGACGCCAGCGGCAACAATGCGCTTAATGGCCCAGGCGATCGGCTCAATCAGGTCTTGCCGTTCCTGCGTCAGAAGCAGCCAGTCCACATACAGAAAAATTTTGGCCGGGAACACATCCTCGAAATCAATGTCGTGATTCTCGACACCCAGCAGGTCGGCGGCAGCCCTGATGACCGTATCGGTATCGCCGCCGGAGAGCTGGGACAGAATCTTGACTCGGATGGCGAGGCGGTAGAGGGCGTCGTTCTCGCTGAACCGCTGAACGCCCCAGTTGGCCCCATATCTGTCCAGAACAGCGCCTTTCGCTTGCCCGAGGTCGTCCCACTGTTTCACCAGCTCTGCGTTTTCGTGAACGATGTCCAGACCCCAGGCAAACAGGGAGAACAGCTTGCCGATGTTCGTTTCCAGCGGGAGACCCCGCTGGTGGTTATTGTAGTCCTTCCGGCTATAGGCGCTGGTCAGCGCATACAACATTTCAGATAGATAATTTCTCACTCCACAATCACCATACTTTCATCGGTGACGGCCTTCTCTCTGGCGGCAATCTGTATATTCTTCCAGCTAAAGTTCTCTCCGTCGGGACTGATCTGGAGATCGAAGTCTACCACTCCGGGAACCTTCAGGACGACCGTGGGCAGGGTTACGCAGATAACGTCCTGCCCGATGTTTAAGCCGCCGCGGGTGTTCACGCCGATGTGCTGGATGACGGCCCGCTTGATCCGTTCGATGCCGTCCAGGGGGAATTTGCTGTCTGTCACAAGGTTAAACACCTTCACCCATACGCTGACGGGAGCAGGGCGGCTGAAATGGACATCGCAGATGCTGCCGGCGGCGGTGACAACCGAAACTGTCATGTTGCCGAAGGTTTGGATGCCTGCAGCCTTCCGGCGGTAGATGGCCCGCGCTATGTCCTCGTCGAGACCGCCGTAGGCCACAACCTCGAACGAGTGAGGAGGCAGCCCGGTCTTGCTCTCGAAGTCTGTGTCGTTCTCCTCTCCAGCAACGGCAATGACGGCCTCTACACTCCCGTAAATCTCAGCTATGATGGCGTCAAGATTTACGCCGCCAGCAAAGTCCACAGAGAGGTAGTACCGTTCCCGAAACTCGTCGTCGGTCTCCGTGTTTCTGCCGCCCTCGAAGGCTTTCTCGTTTATCACGGACCTGATGCCGAGCTTCGGGTTCGTGATGTTCTTGATCGTCCTCTCGGCGGTGTTGCCGTCAGGCCCGGCAACGGCGGCGGAGGCGGGCAACGTCACGCTTCCGTTCGTAATCACGCCGGAACTGAGTGTGACATACTGCATCCCTGCGGTGGTCTCGGCAAGGAATCCTTCCGGGACCTCCACGTTATCGTCACCGTAGAACGTCAGGTAGCCCATAGCCTTCTGGGCCCCAAGCAGCCGTATACCTATCATCCTGCCGAGGTGGAGGAGGCTGGTGCCTACCGCTGTGTCAACGAAGCGGGAGTTATACACATCCTCCAGGGTGGAAAACAGCAGGTTCAGCACCCATGCAAAAATCCGCAGAAAGACTCCCAGCGGAGAACGCACAGTCAGGTTGGCCTTGGAGCCAAACAGCTCCCGTGCCTTATACTCCAGAGCGTCAAGCAGCTCTGCATAGGTCGGCCGCCGGAAGCCGGCATCGGTCAAACCCCAGTCATTCGGTTTTGCCATTACGCAGTCACCTCCAACGCGATCGTTTCGCCGCTCACAAGCGTTGCCGTGAACGCAGCGGCAACGGTGCGCCCGTCATACGAGACGGTGATCGTGTCTATCCGGGAAATATCGTCCTCCTGAAAGATCGCCTCCCTGATAATGTCCTGAACCTCGTTGAGGTCTATCTCGTTCTGGTTCATTCCGACGATACGCTCATATTCTGTGCCGTGTATCAGATCAGCGAAAAACTCCGCCTTCCAAGTCAGGAGTGCATGACGTACGTTCTGGACGGTGGTATCAGCATCGAAGATCTTCTTGAAGTTTCCACCATCATCGAAGGCCAGATCGCGGGTCTCGGGGTCTACCAGCAGGGTCATATTCTCTTCCACATTGCCGCACCTCCTAAACGTCAGGCTCCGTATTGCAGGCCCAGGTGGGCGTAGAGTTCTCGCGTGAGCTGTTTTTCGATTTCGTCTACATAGACGGTTACGGGCTTGCCATCCACCCGAATTTCCATCGTCTCCCGGAGAATCGGCTGGGCCGCAGACTGAAACAGCGGCAGAAAGCCAACGGCCTCCATACGCTTATGGCCGCAGGTATCGACATACGGGCAGGCTCGGCAGCCTGCCGCGAGTTTTGACAGCCCCATAATGATGTCTCCTTTCAAAATACCGTCCCGTTGATGTCAACAGGGGAACCCTTTATGTTCACCAGCCCATTCGCGGTGATGGTCATATCGCTGGTTTTTATATCAATCGCAGCAGCGGTGAACTCAGCGGTAGTGTCTTCATTCTTGATGGTTACCTTGTTCTTCGTGACAGCGACATAAAGATTGCCGTCCTCGGCGGCGATACAGATGCTCTCATCCGGCAGGCCCTTGACCGTGTAGTCCCCAGCCACGAGCGCCCCTATGAAGATGGCGTCAGTCGTGGCGTGGTTGCGCTCGGTCAGGGGTTTGGCCACCTTGCCCCCGGTTACGGTGGCGTCCATATCGTGATCCAGGTAGACCACCGTACCGATGTCGCCCTCTTTTATCCAGGGGCGGAAGAGAAAGCCGCCGCAGTGCGTGAGGGCCACAGGGACCCTCAGAATCGGCGGCTGGCTTTCGTACTTGCCGTTCTCCAGGTGCTTGGAGAGCGGCTGGACGTTCACTGTCATCTTTGCGGGGTCGAAGGCCATCACCTGTACGGTGGCGGCCACACAGATGGATTCCCGGAGCTTGTCATCGTGAATCCGCTGGTAGTTGTACTGGTTTACATCGGCCAGTCCCATAAGCAATCCCTCCTCAGTATGGTTTCAGCTCCATGGAGGTCTTCCAGTCCCCGGTACGGCCTCCCTTGTGGCTGCCCTTCACAACGATGAACCGTCCGTTCAGGTCACTGGACAGGACCTGAACGACCTCGGCGGTGGCGATGCTGTAGTTGAGCAGACAGGAGCGGGAAATCGTATCCTCTTTCCGATCCTCCCCGGTTTTCTGCGAGTTCAGGTCTGTCTCGACCTGGATGGCAACGGTTTCCTCGTCAGAGCGGAGGAGGCCGGTCGCCGGGGTGAGTGTGACGCCGTTATGGATGCCGTCATCCGCCTTCGTGATGTAGAGCTGTCCGGTTGTGCGGACGATCAACCGACTCTTACATTCGTTCACCACGATTTCGGTGAGCACCTGTTTGAGGTTGCCCCGGCAGACGCGGCCTCGCGGGTAGCTCGTGTCGATGGACAGCTCGCACCTGGCGACCTCTGCTCCGAAGATGTTCAGCAGATCCCGGATGATCGCAGACGCCTTCATGTTCTCTGCGTAGGTCTTGTTGACGATCCGCCCAAGGATTTCCTCAGCGCATGGCTGGACGGTCAGGGTGGTTGTCCAGTCTACGTTGTTCTGCTTGTGCTTCAGGCCGACCACCTTTCCGACCAGGATGCAGCCAACATTCCCCCGGTAGCCGGCATTCAGAATCACGGGATCGTCCTTCTTGATGCCGTTGCGGGTGTTGGAGGAGAGGTTTGTCACGGTCACAGTGGCCACCGGGGGCTCGTCGCTGTCCTCGAAGGGAATATCAAATGTGAAGTTCATCCCGTCCAGGTCATACTTGTTGCTCCCGATGACCAGTGTAGCTGCCCGAATCCAGAAGGCCATATCACTCCACCTTCCTTTCGTGGAGGTAGAGCTTTACATCCTTCCCGAAGTTCTCCCATGTGACCTCGGAGATGCTGTCGTCGGTGATGCAGGACGGAATGATGACCGGGATCGGGAACCGTTCATCCTCGACTACGTTGAACAGCGGGCGGCCATAGCGGACGATCTCCCCAAAGACGAGAACATTTCCGTTCACGTCATACAGGTCAATCGTAAAGAACTTGCCGGCATCGTTGTACTTGACTGTAAAGGAAAAGGTTCGGTCTGCGAGCTTCACGGAGAACGTGTATGGCACCCGTGAAACGTCGATTGCGATGTACTGCACATCAGAGTTCAGGTCTATCAGCTGCAGAGCCATATTCGTCCTCCCTTAAACAGCGAGGCCATTGTAGGCCCCCGTCCGCCTTGTCAGCGGCGCGGAGCTGCTGGGCTGTGTGTATGCCTCCCCGTGCCGCTCTACGCTGGCAGAACTTACGGATTGCAAAGAAACGGTCATTAGACCGGCGTTGGCCGTTTTCGCCAACTGCTGGTCGTCAGACCTTCCATTATCCTGACTGGTCATAGGTAATGCGCCATCCATAGGAACGTACTCGGCGGAGCTGATCTGCACCTGCTTCAGGGTCGCGGAGAAGGATGCACCGTTCCTGTTCTTGTACGAGCGGTCGAACTTGAGGCTCGTGAAGACAAGGTTGGACATCCGGGTGACGCCGATGTAGGTGATGATGTCCCGAGACTCTCGCATAGCTTTCAGTGCGTTTATCGCGCCGCTGCCGCCGATGATGACGCCCGAGATGTTGAGGGTGCCGGATGCGTTGTTCACATGGTCGTTGATCTCGGCTCCGTTTTCAATCGGATTTGAGGTGACGGTGCTGCTGTAGCTCTCGCTTTCCTTCTCAACCACACCGTTTTTCAAAGGTTCAAAGCGGACTGTGCCGCCCTTCCTGCTGGTGAGTATATAGGCCATACCCAGAAACCTCCCTGCTAGGGTTTCACCTCAACTGCAGGCAGCGCCTCAGTATGAAAATAAAGCTGATAATGATATGGATCGGTATGCGTGCCTGTGATGTCTTCGACCACATACAGCGTATAGTCGTTCAGGTAGATGTAGTTTTTTCTGTATTCGTTTGGGCCGACTTTGCATGTCACAACCAGCTCACTCGCCGAGTTATTGCCGACGCTCATATACCCCTCGACCTCTAAAATAATCGTATCGGTCCGAGCGTTATAGACAGTGATTTTGCGTTCACATTCGAAATAGTTAGCTTGTTTTGAGAAATTGGAGTTTACCTTATGTGCTTCAGAGCAGGCAGACAGGGTAAACACACACAACAGAAGCGCCAATAAAAGCGCGAGAATTTTTTTCATCATTTTTCCTCCAATCAAAATACATACTGGTTCTTCAGGGCTGCCCGCTGAAGCTCCTCCTCGCGGAACTCATCGTACAGCTCTCTCATCATAGCCTTCATTTCTTCCATACGCAGCTTCAACATCTCTTCCATCTTCTCCAGGGTTTCGCGGTCTGCACTGCCCTCTATGGTAATTTGGATTGGCGGGAGTGTTGGGGCAAACGTAAAACCGCCGCCATTCCCGGCAGAGCCACCGTTTGGCTCAGGAGTGCCGCCATTGCCGCTGCCAGCAATCCGCTCAGGACAATCGCCCTCACTGCCTTCCATATTGGTGGGATTTTCGTAGCCAGGAGGATTGAAATCTTTGACCAAGGGGTTCACATTGTAGTAAATATCAGAAACAGACGGAGTATTGATGTCCTCGATAACGGGTCTGACCTTGTAAACAGAGTCACCTACAGCGTTACCGATTTCGTCAATCCCCACTACATTCGGATATACACCATAGGTCATATCGGAAGGGCCGTTTGGTTCGGGGATGTCAAATTCGGGACCGTCGAGGTTCGTCGGGATTGCGCCCTTCATATCCTCTGTGACGCCCTTCATGCCGTCGGCGAACCCTCCGCCGAGGCCCAGCGCCATGTTGTCGCCGATTTCGGCAAATACTGTGGACGGGCTGTGGATGCCCAGGAAGCCCTTGACGCCGTCCACGATGCCGCTTGCGAAGCCTTTGACCTGATCTGTCACCCAGCTTCCCATCGACGAGATACCGCTCCACAGGCCCTCTACGATGCTCCTGCCGACGCCTATCACCATGCTGGGGATTTCGCCGAGCGCGCCGAAAATAGCCGAACCGATCGCCGGGAGCTGGGCCACAAGCTGTGGGATCGCGGAAAGAATCCCAGACGCGAGCCCCATGAGCAGCGTCATACCGGTCGAGACAAGCTCCGGCAAGTGCTCGCCAAGTGTGCTGGCAATCCCGGAAATGATAGAGGGCAGCTGCTCGATCAGGATCGGGACTGCTCCGACAATACCGTCCGCCAAACCACTAAGGAGCTGCATCCCCGCATCAAGTACGAGCGGCAGATTTTCAATCAGCGTACCTGCTATGAGTACTACCGTTTCTACGATAGACGGTATCAGTTCCGGGAGCATCCCGCCGATACCGGACGCCAAGGACGCTATGATCTGCATCGACGCCCCCGCCAGTACGGGCAAACTGTTCAAAATGCCATCGCCCAGCAGGGTTACGATCTGGATTGCCGCATCAATAATCACAGGCATGTTATCCAGCAAACCTTGCCCCAAAGCACCGAGCAGCCGCATCCCCGCGTCAATCGCCGTCGGCAGCATCTCGATAATCATGCCCAGCCCGTCGCTCAGGATGCCTCCAAGGGCGCCCATCGCCCCGGTCAGCCCTCCCTCTTGGAAGGCTTCAGAGAGCTTCGTGACGGCCTCTGTGCCGAACTGTGTGAAGTCCCGTAGGGATGGGGCCAGCTCGTCAGAGATAACGATTTGAGCGCCCTCCAAGGCACTCTTGAACAGCGTTATGTCACCGGCCAGATTGTCAAGCTGGGTACCGGCCATGTCCTCCGCTGCGTCCTTCGAGTCTGCGATACTCTCGCTCAGCTCGCCAAAGCGCTCCGCGCTGGTACCGAGCATGGCGTTCACGGATTTCAGATCTGTCTTGTTGAAAATCTCGTTGAGCGCCTGCGTCTGCTCCTCCTGCGTCATCGTGGAGAGAGCGCCGTTCAGGTCCCCGAAGGTTTCATTCAGGGGCCGCAGGTTTCCTTCGGCATCGAACGCCTCGACGCCCAGGGCTTTTAACTGAGCTGCCGCTTTATCCGTAGGCGCGGACAGCGACAGGATCATGTTGCGCAGGGCTGTTCCGCCTTCCGCGCCCTTGATGCCGTTATCCGCAAGGACACCCAGAGCCATATTCAGCTCTGTCGTGCCGCCGGACAGCGTTTTTGCAGTACCACCGACGGTCAGGATCGCTTCGCCGAGCTGTGCGACGCTGGTGTTGGATTTGCTGGACGCCTTCGCCATCTTGTCTACCAGCTCGGACGTCTCATCCAGGGTGAGGCCCAGGGCCGATTGCGCATCCGTCACCATGTCGGACGCCGACGCAAGCTCCATGCCGCCTGCCGCCGCGAGATTCAGCACATTCGGCAGCATGGCCATGGAGGTTTCCGCATCGTAGCCCGCCAGCGCCATGTAGTTCAAAGCGTCTGCCGACTGTGACGCGGAGAAGGCGGTATTCGCGCCCATCTCCATCGCAAACTCACGAAGCTGGGAGAAGTTCTGGCTGGCCTCAGAAGTCGAATCGTTCAGCTCGTCTATGGTATAGCCCATCGTGGCTGCTACCTGCGACATAGAGCTGTCAAACTCCATGCCAGTGTTTACCGAAGCAGCGGCGAAGCCGCCTATGGCTACGGTCGCTGCGGTGACGGCTGCAACAGCGGCTTTTCCGAAGCCGCCCAGAATGCCTCCAAACTTCTCAAACTTGCTGCCGGACGTTTCTGCCGCGTCGCCCAGGTCTTCGACCTCTGGCCGGGCGCCACCAGCGGCATCGCCCACATCGTCCGCCGCGTCTGCGGCGTCGTTCGCTCCACGGACAAAATCAGTAAAACGGCTCTTAGCGTGGTCAATCGCCCCGCCGAGGCCGTTCTTGATGGTCTCTATTGGATGAGTGAAGCCTTCCTTGATACTTTTCGCCCCGGAAACAACACTCTCCTTGACATCACCCATCTTGGTGACAACGTTATCCTTGAGATCGGTTACCCTCTCGCCGATATGAGTAACAGCCCCCCCAACGCCAGACCGAAGGACAGAGGAAAAGCTGTTTCCGCTATCTACCCCAGCGAGGAAAGACTTGCGGAAGGCTGAACCAATACTCCCGGCATCGCCCGACAAGTGGCCGATGTCATCGGTCAGATCTCGGATATTCCGCTCGGCTTCCGCGGTATCAATATCGATCTTGATGTCAGGCGGGTCGTGTCCGAGGTTGGTAGTACGGTCTTCCAGTCTTTGCAGATCGGTTTGCGCCTGCTCGGTATGGAGAGCAACGTCAACATCTGCGGAGCGTTCCCCAAGGCTGCCGATCTCTCCGGTCAGGTCCAGGATGCTCTCCTCGGCCGGGGTGGTATCCGCGTCAACAACGATTTCTGTGCTGTCAGCGCCAGACTGAAGACGTCCGATGTCACCCGCCAAACCGCGGATATTCTCGGACGCCTGTTCGGTATCGGCGGCGATGTCGACATCACCCTCAGCCTCGGCTCGCAGCCTGCCAAGCATACCAGAGAGGTTGCGGATCCCCTCCTCGGCCTGCACGGTGGCGGCGCTTATGGTTATGCCATACGATAAACTGCGAGCCTCTTCCACGAATTATCCCTCCCCGCTTCATTCGTTTTTGCTGGATTTCTTGTTCCACACGGTCTGCCAAAGGAGCCGGGCCTGCTCCGCTTCAGCGAACTCCGCCAGATCCATTCCCTTGAGCTCAGTGTAACTGACGCCGCCCATGCAGAACACCATGCGCCAGAATCGTTCGTTACGCTGTGCTCTTTTCCGCGCTTCCGCCGGGTTCAGCTCGCTCCGACAGAAAGTTCTCGATCTCGCGCACCAACTCGCTGGGGGTGGCGATGTCGTCCTGATCGTCGAAGAACTTCAGTCCGCGTTTGGCAACCTCGGCGGGAGCGATAACACATCCCCTGATGAGGGCGTCAGCGTACTTCGCTGTATTCTTCCGGCCGCTGGCGGGACGGATGTACAGGTCGGTCAGGTTGGTGTACCAAGAGAACGAGGCGCTCTGAAGCTGATAGTCAACGCCCTCAATGGTGATCGTCTTCTGTCTTGCCATAGTAAAACCTCCCATATAATTCTGAGTACGGGACCGGAACGGTATCGCGTTCCGGCCCCGTCTGCTGTGTTTGTGACTGCTGTGCTTCCCGGCCTTCATCACATAATGAGGATGTCGGGGATCAGGAACACGAACGAAACGTCCGGGGCGTCCTTGCCGCGCACAATGTCGGGCAGCTTCTCCACCATGCAGTGCTGAGCGAAGAAAATCTTGCCGTTATCGTTGGCGTCGGTGATAGCGAGGTTCGCCTGGACGCTCCTCTCGGCGCACTGCTCCAGATAGGGGATGTCCGGGGACTCCTGCTGGAGCGTGATGGTCAGCTTACCCGCCTTGTTTGCGTTCATGATGTAGGTGGTATCGCCCTTGACGCCCTTTTTCATTGAATGGTTGGCCTCGTCGCGGGCCAGTGTGAACAGGCTGTCGCCGAACATACGGAGTTGTCTGCCGTTAAAGGCGACGTTCACTTTCAGAGGGTCATAGTTCTTCATCATCGCTCTTTACCTCCTTACAGCGTCGCACGGAGGACGCCCTTGGTCTTGACCTGATGGACTGCGCCGCACAGCAGCGCCTCCCAGGTAATGTCGGGCATGACGCGGTTCCGGCGCTGCTCCTCCGTACTGTCCGCATACTTCGGGATGTTCACGGTGAAGATGCCGGCCTTACTCTCCTGATCACGGGCAACGATGTTGTGGTCCTCGTCCGCGGCCTCAGACAGAGCTTGCAATACTGCCGTGGCGACGAGACCGAAGCCAGCATCCGAGTAGTCAACGTTGGCGTTCTCCAGCAGAATGTCGTAGAGCAGGTCCCGCATCCGCTTGGCGATCCAGTCGCCGCCCAGCACCACGTCGATGAATTCGCCGTTGAGGCAGACGCCCTCCTTGACGTACTGGCGCTTGTACTCCTCCGTGAGGTAGTTGACATGGTTCTCACTGAGCTGATCGCGCTGGCCCTCGGTCAGCCTGGGCAGTGTGATGAGTTTCGTGCCCTCGCTGGCGGCGGCATTGCCGTCCTGCGGCCGCTTGAACTTCCAGGTCACGTTCTTCGGATAGAACGGGCCGACATTGCCGGTGTAGGAGGCGTCCGGCTCCTCGTTGAGGCAGTGCTCCTCGGTGTAGATGACGGCGGCGCGGGCGGTGTTGTCAGCAAAATTGAGGTCGCTGGTCTGGCCCATGTAGAACTTCCGATGGTCCTCCACGCCGACGCCAAGCTCCGCCTCGGTGGGCTCGCTGGCCTCCGCGAACTTCGCCAGCGCCTTGACGAACTCCGGCTCGTCCCGGTCGGTCATGAAGTAGTACCAGTCGTTGTCCTCCTCCCGCTGGAACGCCTTGATGGTCTCGATCAGGCTGTCAGCGGCGCTCATCACGTCCTTGCCGTTGGTGAAGGTCTTTTTCCCGGTGGCAACGAACTCCTGGGACATAGCCTCATCCAGGAAGATTTCAATACGCTCGGGAATCGAATCGGTGCTGCCGCCCTCGGTGGCAGTGAAGGTGACCACGGTGCCCTTCACTGCGGCGGTATAGGTCTTGCCGCTCTTGCTGAAGGTGGCGCCCTTGAACTGCGCAGCCAGCTTCGCGCCGTCCGCAATCTCGACCTTTGCGGTCAGTGTGACCACAGCCTTGTCATCACCGCCGATCCGCACATAGAGTTTCTGATTTGCGGCAGGGGGATCAAAAGCGAACACATCGTCATCAAAGTCGATCTTGAAGGCAGCTGCCACAGCGGGGGAGGCGGTGGGCGGCTCAAAACCCACAATCTTGAACTTATTCACCAGCGTCTCGGCCAGCGTGGTCTTGCCCTGGTTCAGCAGGGTGGTCGCCTTGCGGACGATCTTTGAGTTGGGGGTATTTCCATCATCCCCGTAGACAGCCTTGACGCTCTCAACATCCCGGTACACACCGACAGGCTGGGCTCCGGTGGTCGAGATGAGCAGGATGTCAAGGCTCTCCTTTGTCGTAGGCAGCGCATCGCGCTGCACAACGACAATTACGTCTTTTGCCATTTTGCATTTCCTCCTTCTTACTGGTGCGCGTTTCCTGGGGTCCTGGCCTCCAGAATGGTGGCAGCCGACATCTCGTCGGTGCGGATATAGGCAAAGCGCACATCGAATCCGTACCGGCGAACGGTATCCTCCAGCACAAATCCGCTCCGGTTTGCGACGGAGCCGATATTGCGGACCACGATATCCTCGCTGCCAACCAGGATGCAATGCCCGTTCAACAGGAAGAACCCGTGTCCCTTTTCAGCGAGGCCAAGGGCCTCATCCTCGCCGTAGAGATAGCCGCCCTCCTCGGTCTCTCGGTTCTGGCCGCAGAAGGTGAAGGACATCGTTGCCTCTACCGGCTCGGAACGTATGCGGCGGCAGCCTTGTTCCTCGTCCCCCACGACCTCATGCAGCCCAAAAGCGTGGTTGGATATGCGCGGCGCCAAGGCGCTGTAGTAGCAGTACGGGAATTCCGGCTGCTCCGCTATCTGGTCAGACAGAATAACCGGGCAGCCAATGTGTTTTTCGAGGCCGGATACGATCGCGTCGCGGGCCTGGACGAACGTCATTTCTTCACCACTCCCTCCACGATATACCGCACCATGGGGTGGACACTGTTGTGGCCCAGCTTCGTCTTGACAGTGTATCTCTGGCCATCGAAGGTGTCCTCAATGATTTGGTTGGTGCTGATCTCCACCCGGTCATCGGTGTAGAGCTTCTGTGCGTTTTGGGTGTACGTTCCTTCCGGCAGATTCTTCAGGTCTTTGTCCGACAGCGGCAGGACGATGCCTTTGAACCTCTTCACTGTCTTTTCAATCGGACGAGATTGCCCGCCGGGACCGTCGCGGACGAAGGTGCGCTCATAGGCCTTCAGTGGGTGAAGCAAGGCCCTGGGGAGCCTTGGTGTGGCCGCAAAGTTCATTTTATTACCACCTCATAAGCGATTCGGTCGCGGATGTGTGCGCCTGATTCATATAGCGTAGTGTGCTGCGTCTTGCGGGTGGAATCGGACTTCGGCGCGACCTTGTTCTGATCAATGAAGCCCTGCACCAGCTGAGCGGCCTGGGCCCCGATGGACTCTGTGGCGGCGGTGGGAGTGATGGTCCCCTCCAACATCTTTACCATTGCCCCGGTCACGATGCTGCCCAGTTCATCCTGCTGCGCGTCAAAGCTCGCCCGGATAAAGGAGCGTTCCGGGAGGGTAACGCTTTTCACCAGCAGATACATTGCCTCGCTCTCGGTCTTGCCGCCGCGTTTCTTCTTGTCCCGAACCATGAGGAGCCTGCCGCCCTCCGCGTTGACAAAGCGCAGGTCGTTGAAGGCTCTGGGAGAACCTGCGGCCTGCGCCTCCTTGGTCAGGGGGATGGCGAGGTACCTTCCCTTCTTGGGCTTGATGGTGGCGCCATACTCGTGGGCGTGGGCGATAGCCATAATATCAGAGTCTGCCTTTCCGCCGATGATGCCCACCAGGATTTTCTTCTGCTCCATCTCCTGACACACGGCTTTCATGCGGTTGAAGTCTTCCAAAAGCTGTTCTATCCCAGCCATTTCAATACCTCCTGTACAGGTTGACGAGCTGAAGCCAGGCTTCCGGCGTGGACTTATCGAAGGTCCAGCTCACATCCGAAATGGAGAAGGATTTCAGCCCCTGGGAACCGTTCTGCATATTCGCATACGCCTGGGACACCATGTCCCAGACAAGCCCCTCCAGATCTGCGGGAAGCGTCTGGGGCTCTTCCTCCGTGGCATCCTTCGGAAGCACATAGCCCGCCGTATAGCGCACTTCAATGTTCCGCTTGGATTCGATGATGTCATTGGCGAGGCCCCGGCGGTAGCCGGCCCTCAGCCAGCCGTCGTCCCGGTAGATAACGCCGATGTTGGCGGTCTGCCTATAGTCATAGAGCGCAGGAGGGACAAGTCTCCCGGCCTCTTTGACATAGTCAACGCTGACGATTGGGTACTTCAACGTGACCAGCTCCTGCTGGCCGTCGGCGTCGTAGAACTCCCGATAGGTGCTTTTGCCGAGGGGCCTGCCCACCTGCCGTTCCACCCAGGATGACGCCTTGTTGATCAGCAGCTCAATGAGGGCGCAGGTGCGCTCGTCGATCTCGTCATCGAGGTCCAGCATGAGCTTCATCCTGTCCAGCGTGGTAAGCGCGTTATGCGCAAGCATACAAAACCTCCTGTCATCACAAGGGCGGCAGGTTACCCCACCGCCCCTTTTATAGATTTGGCGCTCTCAAGCCGTTCCTGACCGTTGTCTCTGCCACCAGGGCTCGGAGGCGCGGCCTTGCCTTCCTCCCCGCCAGGGGCGGTACCAAGCGGCTTTCCGGCTTTCTTTTCCTTGCCGGGAGAAACCGCCTTATTCGCGGGCGGTCTCACGCGGTCGTTGTAGAATCTCGGCATTTTATTCCCTCCTCACACCGGCTGGACAGAACTGTCACCCAGCACGACCGCCAGGGAATCAGAACCCTCCACGGTCAGCTTGACGAACTGCTTCAGCCCCAGCAGGTCCACCTCGACGTTCACCACGCCGGTGGTGTCCACGGGGCTCTCCTCATCTTCAGCGCCCACGGGCTCCTTGAAGGTGAACTTACCGCCCTCGGTCTGCTGATCAGGGAACACCCGCTCGTCAGTCACGGGCACGAAGGTCTCGCCGTCGTCGCTGTGCTCAACGGTCACGGTCATGCTGCCGCCGGAACTGACAACAGCCCCGACAACAGCGGAGAGATACCCCTCCCGGTCGATGACATCGCCGGACTTGCAGGGCATCACCAGAACGTTCTGAAACAGATTGCGTTTCATAGTCTCATTTCCTCCTTCTCAGATCAGACAGGGACGGCGACGCCGGTAGCCACCACGAAGCTCTCGTCATGGCGCAGGCCCACGTCCACATTGTCGATGGCCCGGATAAGGGTTTGGTCGTTCTCGAAGGCAGACACAAGATTGCCAGCCTCATCGGTCCAGCTGCCCTCGCGGCTGGTCTCGATTTCCAGGGCACCCTGCTCGCCGATGATAAGGTCGTTCCAGTTGCCGAAAGCAATCTTGGTCTTGCCGCTCACGGTTTCGATCAGGTTGGTGGTCCGGTAGGGATAGCCTGCCAGGGTGTGCTGCTTGTTCATCTCCTCAGCAAAGATGAAACCGCCTGTATTATCCCGGATGGACTTGAAGAACTGCTCCACGCTGGTGTTGAACACGAAACCCAAGGCATCAGCATAGACGTTGTTCTTCAGCACGGCGGCAACGAGGTAGTTGGGGAACATGGCGGTCAGAACACCATCGGTCCCGGCATAGCTGGTGCCAATCTCGGCCACGTTGATGTTCTGGACGGCCTTGTTGTTGAACAGACCCAGGGGCTGGAACTCCCCGCCGGTGCCCTGGAAAGCGCCCCAGTCCACACCGAGAGCCATCTGCTTGGTCACATCCTGGCCCACGATAACGTCGTTGTCGAAGTTGGTGGACCGAAGGAGGTCGTTGCTCATGGGAATCAGGGCGGTCAGCTTCTTGGAGGACAGCCGGATGTTTCCGAATTTGGGAGCGGTCTTGGGGATTTTCCGGTTCTCCCCGGCGAACATAGCGCGGGTGCCAGTCTTCAGCTTGGGGATGTTGAGATTGCCGTGGTCCATGCCCAGCCGACGGGCGCCCAGATCGTAGATGACCGTGGAGGGGTACAGCAGCTCGATGATCTCGTCTGCGTAGACCTCCGGAACCAGATAACCGCCATGGGTGGGCTGGGTCGCGGCCAGAGCCTTGAACTCGCGGGCCATCTCAGCATCGCCGAACTTGTGCTCGGCAACATAGGCGGCCCGCTCGACCTCGCCGCCAGAGGCGTGGATACACTTCACAGCTCGGCCGAACATACCGTAGACGGTCTTGCGCTGCTCAGGAGCGGACATGGAAACGATGCGGGTCTTAAAGCTGCTGGCAGCGCCACCATCACGGGAGGCACCGGTGGAGAGGAACAGTCTGGAGTACTTACGCTGCGCAGGGGCAGCGGGGGCGGGCGTAGCCGCAGGAGCGGCACCCTTCTGGGCAGAGGGTTCCTCGGCGTCCTTCTGTCCCGCAGGCTCACCGGCGGTCTTCTGGCAGGCTTTCAGGGCCTCCAGCACCTGGGTGATGAACTCAGGGGTGATGGCGGGGTCTTTGCCCTTACCTTCGTCTTCCTTGGGGGCACCCTCTTCCTCGCTGCCGGCGGGGTCGCCAGCGTCACCCTCGTCGATGATGGCGCTGACCTCAACCATGATGTCATCCTGGGTAATGGCGCTGGGGTCTTTGCCCGCCGCGATGAGGTTCGCAAACACCTGCGCGATGAGGGCGGCAAGCTGTTCTTGAGTCAGTTTCATTTTCAATTACCTCCTGTTTGTGTTGGGGATGATCTCGAAGATGATCCCGGCGTTTTTGGTTTGCTTGTTCGGGTCTGCGTCCTTCTTGGGTTTCGCTGGGGGATTCGGTGGATCATCCGGCCCAGCTGGGGGTGGGTCTGCGTCAGATGCGTCCATGAACGAGAGGATTTCCAGCAGCTCCTTGACCACGGCGATGAACGGCTTCAGCGCGTCCATCCTTCGGCGGGAGATTTTGCCGGTCTTGGCCTCGGTCCTCATTTCCTCCACCAGCGACTTCACGTCGTTAATCTTCGCCTGGTCGTTCATTGCCCAGGTTACGATAGAGACCTCCCACAGCTTGATCTCCTTCAGATGCCGGATGCCGCTATCTCCATCCCATTCAAAGTCAACCGCGTCATAGCCAATGGACAGTTCCGCCAAAACACCGTCTTTGAGCAGCGTCCTGATGTCCCTGCCGGTCTGCGTGTCGCTGATTTTGCCCCGGATGTAGAGGCCCTTCTCATCTTCCCGCAGCTCCAGCGGTTTGCCGATGGGCAGGTCATAGCTGTTATGCTGCGAGAGAATCTTGATGCGGGCGAAATCCTCCGCGATGGTCTTGGTGAAGGCTCCCTTCTCGATAATGTCGCCGCCGCTGTCCATGTTGCCGAACACGGCCGCATACCCGGAGAACTCACCGGTACTCTCGTCTGCGCTTTCCAGCACAAATGAAACCGACTTGTATTCCCGCTGCGGCGTGTCCGATTTTTTCTTCCAGACCGCTCTATGTCTTGTTTTTGCTATGCAATTCACTTCCCTTCTGTTTGGCATTGGCTTGTCCGCCTCCCTTTTTGAGGCATGAAAAAAGCACCGCGCTTTCGCACGATGCTTTCATCAGCAAGACGCTAACTATTCCTCTTCCGTAAACAGGTGTGAATATTCTTGCTGGAGTTCCTTCATTTCTGCACAGCACTTGCGGAAAGCGGGGCGCAGCACAGCGTTTGCCGGATGATCCTGCCCTCGCCAATCTGGATATTTTGCCGTTTCTTCATCCTCTAATGCATAATATGAATCCCAAATGGCCTGAAACTTCGTCGTGTATTCTGCACAATCTGGGTGGCTTGTATTAAGCTTTCGCTTTTGTTTTTCGGGCATAATCAAAACTCAACTCCTTGCTCAATATCTCCATAACAGCATGAAATTCGTCTGTATCCGGATCAATATCCCCGGTCCACTTCATAGCAAACACCTCTTTACGCTGTATATCGCTAAACCTACTGTACACTTTATCCGGCGATATTTCAACTGTATTTTTTGTACGACGCATAATGTCAGCGCCAGTAATAAAATGAAAGAAAACGCCGAGGAAAAAATGTAGTTTTGTGGCGGAGGTGAAGGGAAAAG